TTGATGTCTGCCGCCGCCGTGGGAGCGGATGTCTTTGCGGAGGCAAGGAGTCCCTTCGGCTTGTGCGTCCCGTCGCCATTCAGGAACGCATCCTCCTCTGCGTTGCCCAGTGCCTTGCCGAACTGCTCGATGAGGTAGTTTTCTAGGTTGAAGGCGTTGTCATAGAGAAGCTCCTCCGTCACCTTGACCGCGACATGCAGCTTGTGTGCATCGAGGACGATCTGGTCGAAGGTCGCCTCACCAAAGGTGAGCTGTGCCCCCTCCTCAATCCACGATGCTGCAGGTTTGGTGGCAGCGATGTTGATCTTGTGCTCACCGCTCGTGGTGATTACCGTCGCAAGCGGACGCAGGACGTTCTCTTCGTTCAGAACATCGATCAGACGCTGATCGTATTCCTCGGGTACGAGATAGCCGCCGTTTGCATCCACGCCTTCCTGCAGGACGTTCTCCACCTGCCGGAAGTTCGTACGCAGTGCTTTGAGCATTGCCGAGCGATAGCCTTCACTTGCACGTCCTGTCTTTTCTGCATTGAGCGCAGCCCCCGGCATATTGGTAATCGCTGCCGTCACGGGCTTTGCGAGCTGCGCGTCGAGAATCGCCTGACGCTCCATGCGCTCGATATCCTTGCCGAGTGCAAGCACCTCATTCTCCATCTGCTCGTACACTTTGGCATCTTCGGCTGTGAGATGCCCGTCCTTTTCGTGAGAATCCAGAAACTGCTTTGCCTGTTCCCACATTTCTGCACGCTTCTCGCGCATTGCCATGATCTTATCCATGTGTTTATCCCTCCGTTAGTGTGAAATAGAAAAGAGCCGTCTTTTCAGAGGCTCTGTATCGATATTGGTATTTTGTGTTCCCTGCCCGAATTTCGAGAGCAGGGAGTTCGTGACGGCGGCACGGGAGAAGGTCAGCCCGTCTGCCGTATCCGTCACAGGACGCTGTGCGTCCGTATAGAGAACAGAATCCGCAAATCCAAGTTCCACCGCCTTCTTTGCATTCATCCACGTTTCGGCATCCATCAGCCGTGAAATCTTCGCACGGGACAGTCCCGTCTTGAGTTCGTATGCGTTGATGATACTCTCCTTGATCTCAGAGAGGAACGTAATCGTCCGCTCCATCTCGTGTGTATCACCGATGGAGACGGTCATCGGATTGTGAATCATCAACATCCCCAAGGGTGAAATCTCAACCGTTGATCCTGCCATAGCAACGACGGATGCGGCGGAAGCCGCAATCCCGTCAATCTTGACATTGACGTTTCCCTTATACTCCATGAGCATATTGTAGATCTGTGCCGCCGCATAGCAGTCCCCGCCCGGAGAGTTGATCCAGAGGTCAATATCTCCCTCGGCGGCATTCAGTTCAGAACGGAACATCTGGGGAGTGATCTCATCGCCCCACCACGTCTCGTCTGAGATTTCACCGTCCAGAAGCAAGACACGCTTCTCTCCCTCGTTCCGCACCCAGTTCCAAAATTTACGTTTCATCGCCCTCTCCTTTCTTGTTGGCGAATAAACCTGCGTCCCTCAGTTTTGTCATATTCCCGTTGATGAGATAGAGATCGCCGCCTTCCTCCGCTTTGATGGGGTTCATATCTTCGAGACTGCGGATGTCGTTCGCGGAGAGCCATCCGTTCTGTCGCCCGATGGCATAGCCCTCCATGCGGCTCTTGTAGTCCCCGCGCAACAACCCGTCCACGTTGAAGCGGATGAAGTAGTCCTTCCGCTCCTTGTCCGTCAGCAATGCCTTTTGAAGCGATTGCTCCCATCGCATGACCCACGGATTCAAAGTGTATTTGACGAACTCCAAGGACTGCTGCTCGATGTTCGAGAAGCTGGACTTCTCCAAATCCCCGACCATATGCGGCGGCACACGGTAGAGCCGTGCAATCTCGTCGATCTGGAACTTCCTTGTCTCAAGGAACTGCGCCTCCTCCGGCGGTATGGCAATCTGCTGATACTTTACACCCTCCTCAAGAACAGCAATCCTGCCCGTGTTCATCGTGCCGCCGTAGACGGCGTGCCAACTCTCACGGAGCTTTGACGGGTCTTTGAGAACCCCCGGATGCTCAAGCACGCCGCCCGGACGCGCACCGTTCTTGAAGAATGCAGCGCCATACTCTTCCGTTGCCAGAGCAATCCCGATGGCATTCTTTGCCATAGCGATGGGAGAATATCCCACAAGTCCGTCGAATCCAAGCCCTGGAATATGCAGCACATCTTCACGACGCAGACGAATCTGCCCCTTGTCCGCAAAATTCGGATTCTCCTCCGTGCTTCGCGTGTAGGTGTAGTAGAGTTCCCCCATGCGGCTGTCGCGACCGACCTCCATCTTGTCCGGGAGCAGCGGATAGAGTCCGAGAACACGTCCTCTGCCATCCCGCAAAATTTGTGCGTACGCATTCCCCCACAAAAGAAGGTGACTCATCAATGTTTCGCGAAATATAAAGGAGGTCATCTCGGGATTCGGCGCATCGTGGAGCAGAAAGTACAGCGGATGCTCCGGCACACGCTCTTTGCCCTGTCCTTTGTAGGCATAGACGTGAAGTGGCAGCCCCGCAATGGATTCGGCGAGAATGCGGACACAGGCATAGACTGCCGTTGTCTGCATTGCCGTCCGTTCGTTGACCGCCTTGCCCGCTGCCGTCTGCCCAAACAAAAAGGACAAGCCGCCGAGATGATTCGTAGGCTTGTCCCGCGAACGGAAGAGTTTTGTGAAGAAGTTCATGAGCATCACGCTCCTTTTGTGAATTGGAGGATCATTCAATGAAAGCAATCAACTGTCCAAGTTGCGGTGCTCCTGTTGAGCCATCATCGTTTCATTGCGAATACTGCGGAAGTTACTTGATTCCTGAAAAAGATGAAGAGGATTTTATTAGATCCACATTCACTGATATTCTAGCTACAGCCGAAGAAGAAAGTGTCATTTGTGTTTGTGGGCGGGGCTTAGAAAAGGATGAATATCCTATACGCTCTGGCAAAGCGAATCTGTATCGCGGCATAACGAATGCCGCAGGAGGGCATCTCGTATTAACAAACCGCCGCTTTCTATTCATAGATCACGGATTTAATATGCAGTTCGAAGTGAAACCAGAAGAAGAAAGCATCTACTTTAAGGATATTATTGGCGTGAAATCAAAAACTGTAATGTTCATATCCAAACGTCTCGTTGTGGAGAAAAAAGATGGTACTCAACAAGAATATGTCGTTTGGAATTTAAACAAATGGATGAACGCTTTACGAGAGGTACTCCCCCAGATCTGAAGCCCCTAATGTTATTTGTTTCCCATTTCAAAATACCCACACGCCTCGACTCTCATACACCGATTCCGATGCATCATTCCCACACCGAATCGCACGATCCAGTGCCATGATAAGAGCAATTACACCATCGATCTTCTCGGTGGATTTCTCCTTATCTGCCTTGATGTTCCCCGCAGGATCGGTGCGAATAAAGATGTTGTCTGCCATCCAGCGCATGACGGGATGCCCGCCGTGCGCTATTTTCTTTTCCAGAGTCAGCTTCATCAGCTCCTTGGTCGGCGGACTCATATCCTTGAAGCCCTGCCCGAACGGAACAACGGTGAAGCCCATTCCCTCTAAGTTCTGCACCATCTGTACCGCGCCCCATCGGTCAAAGGCAATCTCGCGGATGTTGTACTTTTCGCCCAATTTCTCGATGAACGCCTCGATGAATCCGTAATGCACAACATTCCCCTCCGTGGTCATGAGAAAGCCCTGCTTCTCCCACACGTCATACGGCACATGATCACGCCGTACACGAAGGTCGATATTCTCCTCGGGAATCCAGAAGTACGGAAGCACGGCAAACGGTTCATCCTCCTCGGTCGGAGGGAACACAAGAACAAATGCCGTAATGTCCATCGTGGAGGAAAGGTCAAGTCCGCCGTAGCAGACGCGCCCCTTCAAATCTTCAGCGTCCACAGGCAGAGCGCACGCATCCCACTTGTCCATTGGCATCCACCGTACAGACTGCTTCACCCACTGATTCAAACGTAGCTGACGAAAACTGTTCTCCTCGGCGGGATTCTGCCGTGCAGAGTCACACGCCGCCTGTACCTTGTCGATGCCGACCGTGATACCAAGCGACGGATTCGACCTCTTCCAGACCTCCGGGTTTGTCCAGTCCTCATCCTCCTTCGCTCCGTAGATCACGGGATAGAAGGTCAGGTCGATCTTTCGCCCCTCTAGAATAACTTTCGCTTTCTGGTGCGTCTCGTAACAGATGGACTGCGTATCCGTCCCCGCCGTAGTAATGAGGAAGTAGAGCGGCTGCATTCGTGCATCGCCGGATCCTTTCGTCATAACGTCAAAGAGCTTGCGGTTCGGCTGCGTGTGCAGCTCGTCGAACACAACGCCGTGAATGTTGAAGCCGTGCTTCGAGTAGGCTTCTGCCGAGAGCACCTGATAGAAGCTGTTCGTCGGCAGATACACCATCCGCTTCTGGGAGGCAAGGATCTTCACTCGCTTGCTGAGTGCGGGACACATACGCACCATGTCTGCTGCGACCTCGAATACGATGCTTGCTTGCTGACGATCAGCGGCACAGCCGTACACTTCGGCACGCTCCTCCCAATCGCCGCAGCAAAGGAGGAGTGCGACGGCGGCGGCGAGCTCTGATTTTCCTTGCTTCTTGGGCAGCTCAACATACGCCGTATTGAACTGCCGATAGCCGTTCGGCTTCAGAATTCCGAAAATGTCTCGGATAATGCGCTCCTGCCAGTCAATCAGATCGAAGGGCTTTCCCGCCCACGTCCCCTTCGTATGGCATAGGCACTCGATAAAGCCCACGGCATAGTCCGCAGCTGCTTTGTCATAGTGTGCGTCCTCTGCCATGAACTTTGTCGGCTTGTAGTCCGTCAGTTTCCGCAAGCAATCACCCCCAT